GCGTCCGCATTATCGCAGAAATCGGTTTTTCGGGCAAGGCTCGTCATTGCAGGCGGAACCTTTCAAGGATGGCATAGGGATTGTACAGGGAAAGCGGATCGACGCGCTCCCCGTAAAGATCCGCCATACGGGTTGAAGGCTGATAGCCACGCGCGAAATCGCTCTCCTCAGCGCCACCAGGCATCGGGCGGAAACGGGATTGCGTGGGCGTTGTGCCTTGGCCACCGTACCCGCCCATGATCTTGGCGACATAGTTCTGCGTTTCTTCGAAAGGAGGGATGCCGCCGTATTTGCGCACGTTGCCTGGGCCAGCATTGTAGGCGGCCAAGGCCAAGTTCGTATCCCCGAACGTGTCAAGCTGCTGGCGAAGATACCGCGCACCGCCCCGCAAATTGTCCTCGTCATCGTAAGGATCAACGCCAAGATCGGCAGCCGTTCCCGGCATCAACTGGGCAAATCCAATCGCGCCGGCAGAGGATCTGGCATCTTGGTTGAAGCTGCTTTCAGCCTCAACCAATCGCGTGAACAGATCAGGGTCAACGCCCTCTTCGATGGCGATCATGCGGGCCATTTCGCGGTAATCCATCAATCATCTCCTTCATGCGCCTGGCATGCTCGCAGGGCTGAACAGACGAAATCAAACTTCTTGCAATAGCCGCGACCGCCGCCCGAGGCGTCATAGTCCGTCACCGGGATGCTTTCCATCATGGCCTGCATCATCGGGTCAACGCAGAAGTATTCGCAGTTCAGGCACATGCGACGGCGGGCTTCCTTCTCGTTCATGTCCCAGGCTTTGGCCAGCCCAGCCCAGAACGGCTTGTTGGCCTTCGGGTCAAGCGACGGATTGGCCGGGCCAAACTGCCAGCTATCAATCGCCACCTGCTTGTTCTTCTTGTTTTCGGCTGCGCTGGAGATCTTCATCTTCGGCAGACCAAACTCCATCATCATGTCGTCCATTACGACACCTCCCGGCCTGAGCAGCGAATTGTGAGCGACGTGGCAGCACCGGCCAACGTCGAGATAAACCCGCCAGCTTCCAGCACATGGCCGACCAACTCAGGGCAGGTGTAGGTCTCATCGGGCGCGATAGTGCGAGCGTCGATGATGAGGTTGGAAGCCCCCGCCGATCCGCTCACCGTCACAAGGTTGACCGAGATGGCTACGTTGCCGGCGCTGGTGTTCGTCACCGTAAACTTGTCGATGATCGCCCGCACAGCCGTCGCGGTGTATTGTGTGGTCTGCGCGTTCTCTGCCTGCTTCGGCGGGATCAGAACCTTTACTGTGACTGCCATGCTGGCCTCCTTATTGCTGAACCTGCGTCACCGCGACCAATGCGGCAGGCGCGGCAGGATAATCATTCGGCGCCGTACCACCAGCCGCTACAGTGGCCAGAGACACGTTGGTATCGTCAGACTGCCACCACAACTCAATATATTCACCAGCGGCAAGGCTGAAGAAGTCAGCCATTGAAATGGGAGAATAACCGTTGTTGATGTTAAGCGTAATGATGCGCGTTGAGTTTGGAACATTCGTGCCGTTCTTCTTATACCAGAAGCGAACCGTCTTGGCGCTGCTGCTTCCGCTAGAAAGCTGCAACGTAATGTCGAACTGGTACAGGCCAGAATCAACCACGGTAAGCCGCGTTCCAGAAACGATGCTGATGCCGTTGGCGATCTCGACGTTATCCCACGTCATCGCATAAGACGTGTTGACGACGGCAGGCGAAACCGTCCCTGTCTTACTGAACTCGCCATAATATTGCTGCTGCTCTATGGTCGGACGCACGAATATTTCGCCATTTACCGCATCGGCTGCCAGAACAGCCGCCACCGGGATCACGTTGTCGGGCGCAGTCGGTTTCGTTGCTGTGAAGGCGCCGGCCACCGTTGGGCTGGCATACAGAATATCACCGACCGAGAACGCGCTGGTGTCGATCCCGCGCACATGCCCCCAAGTGGTGCAATAGCCCACCTCGCCGCTGTCGGGCAGATCATGCGTCAACACGCCAAGAATGTAGAGCGACGACAGCGTTCCATCGGCCAGATATGGCGTGACCGAAAGCACGTTGTTCGCACCAACGCCGGCGAACCCAACCACCGTGCCGTTGGGCATCATCGAACCTGTCATGTTCTCAACTCGGGCGTAATACTCCAGGCCGATCTGCTGAACAACGCCGTACTCCATGCCGAGATCCGCAGTCTGATCGGCATCGTTCCACGCAAGCCGACCAATCCGGCTCACATGCGGCGCGGCCAGGTTCAGATCCAGATAATCCGTGCGCAAGGAATTGTGCTCATCGGACATCGGCCCTTTGCCGATCAGATCTGCCAGCCTCTCAGCCGCCGTCGCGCTGGCCAAAGCCACCTCGGCCACATTGCTGGCCGCGCCGGTGGCCAAGATGTTGTCCGCGATCAACTGCGTCAGCGTTGCAACGTCGGCGGGCGTCAACTGCCCGGCCACCAAAAACAGCCGCTCAATTGCCCGAATGGCGTCAGGGTCATTGCCGACAAAGGCGGCGATCTGGTTTCGATTGAGAGGGGTTGGGTCAGCCATCAGAACGCCAGCGGTTCTACCCGCGCCTCCAGCCGTGCCATCGCAAGTTGCGCGTCGCTGGTGCCGCGGAACTTCTGCAAGCGCCAATTGCGCATGTGGCCCTGCTGAAGCCAGACCACCCGCTTGTTATACTCGCCCAGCTTGCCCACGCGCGCAGGCTTTTCCACGCTGTAAGTCAGACCATCGACCGAATAGGATGTCCACACGGTCGGATCGGCACCGGGCTGCACACGGCCCGTCAGCGACACCAACTCCATGTCATGGAAGATCGCACCACGGCTTTCGTTGTAGACAATGGTCGTGCCGAACTCCCAGCCGATTGTCTCGCCCCAGTGGCTGGCAATGCTCTTGTCCAGATAGCCCACGTCGGTCGCTGAAGGCTTGCAGACGTTCCACCGATCATAGGCCCACACAGCATCGCAGACAGCCCATCGACCGAGGCCGACCAGCGAGGTGCGCAGGAAGAACCAGACAGGCTGCCCGACAGCCTGCGATCCAGCGGCGTCAAACACGATGGTCTGGTCAGGCAGATGGATGTCAAGGAACTGGTGGCCGCCCTCGGTGCGCTCCTGCATGAACGAGGTGGAAAGCTGGGCTTCGGTGTAACCCGCAAGGATTTCCTCAATCTCGCGCGTCGCGATCTTTTGCGCCGTGCCGTTGGCGCCGATATAGACCGAAATGTTCTCGTTGGTGCCGCTGCCCATGAAGGCAATGTTCTCACCAAAGACGCAGCATGTGTGCGTGCCAAGCGTCCCCTTCTGGATCTGCGCACCAGGAATGCGCTGGAACGGAAAGCCCGCCGTGCCGGTGTTGTCGAACACCTCAATGGTGTGACGGTTCAGCGCGTAAATCTCATTGCGCAGCTTTAGCAGAGCCTTCACAGGGTCAGGATCAGCTTCAGATGATCCATACTTTAGCGGATCGACGGCGAAGGGGTTGTTCAATTCGGTGATGACGAGAAACTCGCCGTCGGTCGTCATGAAGTAACCATCGACCCAAACCACGGTCAGAGCCGTGCCGAGATCTGGATCAGTCACCTGCGCCAGCGTCGTGCCGTCATAGAGATACAGGCGCCCGCCCGATGCCACGGCAAGATAGTCGAAGCTGTAGGTGAACGTCACGCGGCCACCGCTGCCAACGTCCCCGATCACGGTCACGGTGCCGTTCTGCGCGACAGTCACCAGCTTGGTCCCCATCACGCGGTACAGCACGCCGTTCCAATTCAGGCCGCCCCGGTTGAACCCAGGCCCGTCACCAGTCTTCACAATGCCATCACCGGGGCGCAGATAGCCCTCCGAGATGCCCGTGGCTTTCGGCACAGGCACAAGGTTGACAGGATAGCTCGTCCGAAAATCGGGCGAGCCATCCGTGTAGATCCCGTTGATGATGCCGATCTGCATTGCTGCCCCTTAGAAGTTGATGTGCAGCTTGAAGGCTTCCAGCTTCACCACGTTATTCGCGGTCGCGGGTTGCGCGGTTATTGCAAAGGTCTGGTCAACCGTGGCGTCAACACTCAAGAACACGTTTGCGGCTGTTGAAAGCCCGTGGCCCACTTGGTTGGCCGCGTTGCTGACAATCTGAGACGAGCCACGGTTGCACATCAGCTTCTGTGCGCAGGCGCTGGTATTGTTGGCCGCGCTGACAGCCATCAGGACGCCGCCGCCGTAGGTCAGGCCGAGGTTCTTTGCCGTGGCGCTGTTGGTCAGGGTGAACAGGGCATCAATCTCCATGCCGCCGCCAACGCCCATCGACCAGCCCGGCACAGTGACAGATGCCAGCGTGACGACAGTGTTTGCCACGGCCACGGTCGGCGTGCCAAGCCCAGACACGAACGGCAGGTTGATGGTGATCTTGAGGCCGGTGGTGTCCGTATCCAAAGCCGTGACGGTATAGAACCCGTTGACGCCCGTGCCGGTGGCCCAAGTCACATAGACGCTTGCGCCAACCGCAACAGCGGCGGTCAGGCCATGCGCGCCCGCGCTGACAAGGCGAACAAGGCCGGCGTTGGTCTCATAGGTCAGCGTGATGAATGTGGCCGCTGGCTGCACCAAGCTAACAGGTGTCAGAGAGCCAAGCACCAGAGCCGGGAAGCTGCGCAGCTTGGGCTGCACTGCGACATCGTATTCCACCGTTGCGCCGCGATTGTAGATCGTGGCGACGCGGTCGTTGGCATAGGGGCCGAAGGTTTGCGCGCGGTTGGACAGTTCGACCACGCCAGTCGGAGTTTGCACGCCGATCTGAACCAGCGTCGGCTGGTCGCCAATGCTGCCCACGCTCAGGGACGATCCGCGCGGGATCAGGACTTCTTTTTCAGTGCTTACTGCGGATGCGTAGAGGAACATGGTCATCGTCCTTGTGTTTAGGAGACCCGATACCATGCCGACGTAGCAGCATCATATCGCATGGTGAAGAAGGCGTTTGCAGCGGCCAAAGTGGT